CTGGCAAGGTTGCGCAGAGAGTCGCGGATGGCGTTAGCATCTCTAAATCAAGCAAAATCGGTGAATTCAGTTATGGATTCGCACGCCAAAAATTTTCAGGTGGTGCTACTACGCAAACCCTATGGGGTGGTATTGAGTTTGGTTCAAATAAATTCAAACAGTTCCCTGCATATTCTGGAAGGTCTAGTCGTGGATCTCGCGGATGGTTCATTTATCCAACCCTTCGCAGAATTCAACCTGAATTGATTAACAAGTGGGAACAAAGTTTTGATCGCATTATTAAGGAATGGGTCTAATGGCTACCGGTAATCGCACATTAAAGTTATCGATCCTTGCTGATGTTGATGACTTAAAAAAGAAATTAGGCGAAGCTGATAAAGCCGTTGAAACTAATTCAAGCAAGATTTCAGAGTTTGGAAAAAAGGCTGCTGCTGCATTTGCTGTAGCTGCTGCTGCTGCAGTTGCCTATGGCACTAAATTAGCCATTGATGGGGTCAAGGCTGCAATAGAAGATGAGCAGGCACAGTTAAGGTTAGCCAATGCTTTAAGACAGGCTACAGGGGCTACTGATGCCCAAATAAAGGCAACTGAGGACATGATCCTAAAGACCTCTTTAGCCACAGGTGTTGCTGATGACAAATTGCGTCCAGCGATGCAGAGGTTGGCGGTAAGTACTAAGTCAACTGAGGAAGCCCAAAAGTTATTAACCCTTGCTTTAGATATTAGTGCTGCATCAGGTAAAGATTTAGAAACTGTTGCAAATGCTTTAGGTAAAGCACAAGATGGCAACCAAGCAGCATTGAGTAGATTAGGTCTTGGATTATCTAAGGCTGAGTTAGCCACATTAAGTTTTACGGAAGTTCAACAAAAACTTGCTGATCTTTATGGTGGCGCAGCAGCTACAAATGCCGAAACATTTCAAGGCAAAATTGATCGCTTAAAAGTTGGATTTGATGAAGCAAAGGAAAGTTTAGGTGCTGCATTATTGCCAGCAGTTGAGCAATTTATTACATTCTTAAATGACACAGGCATTCCAACATTAAACGCATTTATTGCAGGATTAACTGGTGATAAAGGATTAAGTGCAGGACTTGCTGAAACTCAAAGAGGTGCTGAAGGTTTTGGAAAAGCAATTGGATCAGTTGTTGGTATAATTAAAGGCTTTATTACATTCTTAAGAGAAGCAATTGGCTTAGTGGTATCTCTAGCAAATGAACTTATTAGAGTGGTTAATATAATTCCAGGAGTTAATATCGGGTCTATTCCAAACCCTGCTCCATCAGCTGGCAGATCATCAGTTCCAACAGTTCCAACCCCAAAAGGTGGATCAAACTTTACTTATGGATCAGGCAACCCGCTTTATTTAACTGTTAATGCTATCGATGGCGAGGGTGCTGCTAGAGCTGTTGCACAGACCTTAAACAGTCAAGCAGCTAGAAGTACGACTGCTCTCAGGGATAGATAATGACTGTTTTTACACCAGACTGGAAACTAACTGTCGGTGGGGTTGATTATACTGACATAACTATTGCCGATGTTCAGCATCAGGCAGGTCGCACAGATATTTACCAACAGCCACTTCCATCTTATATTCAAATAACTTTATTGGCATTAAGCGGTCAAACTTTACCTTTTGACATAAATGACAGTTTAGATTTACAGGTCAAAGATACTTCTGGAACTTATATAAGTTTATTTGGTGGAGATATTACCGATGTAACTGTTGCGGTCGGTGCTACTGGATCAATTGCCACAGTTGTCCAATACACATTATTGGCTATGGGTTCACTTGCTAAATTAACCAAAGAAATTTGGAATGACAATATAAGTCAAGACGAAGACGGCAACCAAATCTATGAGGTTTTGAGTAGCGTGTTGCTCGGTCAATGGAATCAAGTGCCAGCAGCTACACAATGGCAAACTTATGAAGCAACAACACAATGGCAAGATGCAGAAAACTTAGGATTAGGCGAAATAGATCAGCCGGGCCTTTACACAATGTCTGCTCAATCAACAACAGTAGATACGATTTACAATGTTGTTTCTGCAATAGCCAATTCAGCTTTTGGATATATTTATGAAGCCAATAATGGCGATATTGGATACGCTGATGCCGACCACAGACAAAATTATCTATTAAACAATGGATATGTTGAATTAGATGCTGGACATGCTTTAGGTGCTGGCTTATCTACTATAATGCGTTCTGCTGATGTTAGAAATGACATATATCTAAATTATGGCAACAATTACAATAGCCAAGTTACAGCTACCGATGCCACATCAATTGCAACTTATGGCTACAAAGCTGAAACAATAAATTCTTTGGTTCATGGTGCTGTTGATGCTCAATTGATTGCCGATCGCTACATAGACCAAAGAGCTTACCCACAGCCAGCATTCCAATCCATAACATTCCCAATAACAAACTCTGAGATAGATGATGCAGACCGCGATGACTTACTTGGCGTATTTATGGGAATGCCTGTTGATATTAGTAATTTACCGAGCCAAATATCTAATGGCACATTTCAGGGTTATGTCGAGGGCTGGTCTTGGAGTACGCGATTTAACGAATTGTTTTTGACAATCAATGTTTCACCAACCGCATTTAGCCAAGTGGCGATGCGTTGGAATACTGTGCCAATAGCTGAGGCTTGGAACACAGTTGATCCAACTTTAACATGGGAATACGCTACAATTGTAGCCTGATGGAAAGAGAGATAAATGGCTAATCCGACCACAAATTATTCGTTTGCGATGCCGACGAATACCGATTTGGTTAAAGATTTACCTGCTGACTTTGAAACATTTGGTCAAGCAGTTGATACACAATTAAAAAATTTAAGTCCGGGAACTACTGCTGGTGATGTTGATTATTACACTTCATCAACTGCCAAAGCTAGAGTTGCAATTGGAACTGCTGGGCAAGTATTAACTGTCAATTCTGGCGCAACTGCTCCTGAATGGGCAACTATTTCAGCAGGTGGCATGACTTTATTATCAACAACTACTTTATCGGGAGCAACTACAACTATTTCAAGTATTAGTCAAGCATATAATTCTTTATTTTTTGTCATGTATGGAGTAACTGCTGCTGGTAACGGAAACATGAGAGTGCAACCAAATGGCTCATCAAGCACTTCAACAATGGTGCATGCAAGAGGCGAAAGCGCAGCTGGATCATCTACTGCTCAAAGTATTGCAACTAATTTAGATTTTAGCACAGTTGGATGGGATGGAACTAATTCTGATAATGTTGTTTCTGTAAGAATCGATAATTACACTTCAAGTTCAAATTTTAAGTCTGTTAATATGTTTGGATCTTATCGTAATTCCTCTGGAAATACTTCTGTTTTTGTATCTGGTGGAGCAATTGTTTCAAACACAGCAATTACTTCATTAGTATTTTCTCAAGCAGGTGGCAATTTATCAGCAGGAACAGTCCTACTTTACGGAGTTAAATAATGGCTAAATCAACAAGACCAATAATTAGAATTCATAATTTAGAAACAAATGAAATAATTGATCGTGAAATGAATGATGCTGAGTTTATTCAATATGAAGCAGATAAAGCAGAACAATTAGCAAAGCAAGCCGAAGCCGAAGCAAAAGCTGCAGAAAAACAAGCATTACTTGATAGACTTGGCATTACTGCTGATGAAGCAAAATTGTTACTTGGCTAATGAAGCCATTTTTATCTAAAGCTGCTGAAACATTACGCCACCAGATAAATGGAGCGTTTGTGGGTAGGAGCAGGAAAGCTGATGGATGGATCGGCGATAATAAGCACGCATCTAGAAAATCCGATCACAACCCAAGACCTAACGGAGAAGTTTGCGCGATCGACATTGACGCTGGCTTATCTGACCAACAAGGGATTAGTTATGATTTGGCAGATCAGCTTCGACTCGCAGCAAAAAAAGATAAGCGTATATCTTACATAATCCACGCTGGTAAAATTGCTAGTGCTAGATCATTGTGGAAGTTCAGAAAATATACTGGGATAAATCCCCACCATAAACATATCCATATTTCATTCAAGCCAAATCAAACTGGCGAGAAGTTCGACATCCCACTACTGAAAGGTAACTAAATGAAACTATCTAATAAACACAAAGCAGCAATTAAGTCATATTTGAGAGCTGTTGCAGCTAGTGGAATTGCCTGTGCGTTGGCAATTGCAGCTGACCTACATCCTGCTTATGCCGCATTACTTGGTTCAATTGTTGCGCCAATCGTTAAAGCTCTTGATCCAAAATCTGGCTTAGAGGTTGATTACGGAATCAATGCGAAATGAGTCCAAACGAATGGGCTGGCTTTGCCGCTGGTATCTGCGCCGTCGTAACAAGTTTATTACTGGGTCTGCGCTTTCTTATTAAAGGCTGGCTTAACGAATTGCGTCCAAATGGTGGCAGTTCAATGAAGGATCAGTTAAATCGACTTGAACAGCGTGTCGATGAATTGTTTGTAATAATCTCTAAGTCATAATTTTAATCATGGCGAACACACGAAAACGCGCTAAACGAAAAAAAGTTAATCGGAGAGTAGTTCGCCACACTCCTGAGCCATTAACGAAACTGGATCAATTTTACATAGCCAAACATGAGATATTCAAAGCTGCTCGCCGTGCAGGATTCTCTGAGTCGGTTGCTTTATATTTGATGGACAGCGATCGAATGCCAGATTGGATAGTCGGAGATGGCAACATAATTCCAGTTATTCCAACACCAGATGAGGATGAAGATTAAGCGATACTTGGTAATATCGGATTTACAAATTCCATACCATCATGAGCAAGCTGTAAGAAATGTAATTAAGTTAGCAAAAAGGGAGCGATTTGATAGTGTTCTTTGTGTCGGTGATGAAATTGATTTTCAAACAATTAGTCGTTGGGCTGAAAAAACACCTTTGGCTTATCAACAAACTTTGGATGACGACCGCAGCTCTACCCAAGAAATACTTTGGGCTCTCACAGAGCACAGCCGAGAAGCTCACATTATTCGCAGTAATCATACTGATCGCCTTTATAACACTTTATTAAAAGTTCCAGGACTTATAAGTCTGCCTGAGCTGCAATATGCGAAGTTCATGGATTTTGAATCTATGGGCATTACATTTCATAAGACATTTTACGAATTCGAAAAAGGCTGGATATTGGCACATGGCGACGAAGCCAACATCTCTCAGAACGCTGGACAAACTGCCCTAAATCTTGCCAAAAAGGCGGGTAAGAGCGTGGTTTGTGGGCATACCCATAGGTTGGGTATATCAGCCTACTCTGAGGGGCTCTACGGGGCTTACAGACCCCTTTATGGGGTCGAAACGGGCAACCTTATGAACCGCGCCAAAGCCAGTTATACAAAAGGCTTGGCTAATTGGCAAATGGGCATAGTTATTCTTGATTGGGATGGCAAAAATATGAGCGTGCAAATGATTCCAATAAACAAAGATGGCTCATTTACAGCTCTAGGAAAGTCTTATGGGGCGTGAAACGGATTATCAGCCCCGCACGATTGATAACCATATCGACGATTTTGAGGATATTAGCGTTATCTAATCGTTATAAAACATTAGCCCTTAAATGGTTGCGCTGTCGGTAAATAAGGTCATACTAAACCTTAACTGAACAAGGCGTTCAGCCAAAGGGAGCAAAATGACATTTGAAAATTTTGTTTATTTAAGTATTGCTTTATCTACTGGCACATTTTTTTTGCTAGCTTATATTGACGATCAAAAACAAACACATTATTGGCGCGGTCGCAAAGATGGCTGGGATATGCACAGACGCATGACAAATATCAAAAATGAGCGGGTATTTGATTATGACAAAGACTGAGCAACTATTTGATGATGCAGTCAGCCTTATCCACGCACGCGGATCGCAATATGGACATCCAATGCCACAGCATTCGCGTATTGCGCAGCTCTGGTCTGCTTATCTTGGTTATCCGATCACACCAAATCAAG